AAATAAGAAGAAAAAAAACAAAAAAATTTCAAATAAAAAAAAAAAAAAAAACAGATGCTTTAATAAAAATTGATTGTTATATGTAAAATAATTTAGGTATTTATTCTTTAAAAAAAAAAAAGCAAGAAGTAAAAAAAAACAGTAAACATATCTACAAGCAAATCAAAGGCATTGACGAAGTATCAGGCAATATGCTACTAGATTGTTTGGATGATTAAAAAAAAAACTATGCCTAAAACAGCAAAGAAACCAACAAGAAGTAAGTTAGTTAAAAAACTTGATGTTGTTTTTAGTCAATATGTACGATTATCAAACGCTGATAGTAGAGGTTTTTGTACTTGTGTTACTTGTGGGAAACAAGGACATTGGAAAACAGGAGGCATACAAGCAGGACACTTTATAAGTAGAAAACATTACAGCACAAGATGGGATGAACGTAACGTAAAACCTCAATGCGTAGCTTGTAATGTATATAGGGCAGGGGAACAGTACAAATATAGTTTATATCTTGGTCGTAACTTATCAGATGAATTGTATCAAAAGAGTAGAGAAATCACTAAATTTACAAATGTAGAATTGCAGGAAATGATTGACTTTTACTCTACGCAACTTAAAAGACTTTCCTAAACATTTCTTTATATTCTTTTAATTGTTTGTTTTGTGAAGGGTGGGATTTATCTCACCTTTTGCTTTTTAAAAAAAATTGTGTATCTTTACATAAATTAAAACAATTAATATGAATAAACAATTAACACTAAGTCAGAAGCTGTACAACTTACAGCAAGAAATTGGAGCGATTAGCAAGGATGCTAAAAACCCTTTTTACAAGTCAAAGTATTTTGACATCAACTCACTAATTAAACAGCTACAACCTCTTTTAAAAGAAAATCGTTTATTGCTTACGCAACCCTTGTTAGGTAATACGGTTGAAACTAAAATTACTTGTATTGATTCAGAACAAGTAGCTGTATCTATTTTAGATTTACCACAAATATCAGACCCACAGAAGTTAGGCTCTTGTATTACTTATTACAGACGTTACACGTTAGCTTCTTTATTAGGATTACAAGCAGAAGATGATGATGGTAATGCAGCAAGTGGAAACGTTTCACAAGTAGAAAAGGCTTGGCTAAACGCTAACACCCCTGAATACTCAAAAGCAATAGAGTACTTACAAGGTGGTGGGGACTTATCAGCTATTAAATCAAAGTACAAGATTTCAAAAAAGGTACAAGATGAGTTATCAAAACTGTAAAGTAAAATCAGTATATTACAAAGGAGAATTGAATAATTATAACAAAATAGTAAAATGGAAAAAAAGACAAAAACAATTATTTAAGGAAATAA